TTATCGGACTACCGAACCCACCTAAAGATTGTCTTAACATGCCTTCTAATTCTTGTTTAGCAGTAACCTTAAGATTTTTATTTTTGAAAGTATTATATGCAGTGCCTGCTTTTTGAACTGCTCCAAAGAGATTGCCGGATGCTAGGTCTTGTACAAATCCACCGGCAGCATCTACAAGTCCACCTTGTCCCAATATAGTGCCATTGGCCCCTGCTTTTTGTATAGGGCTTTCTCTTCTATCATATGTTGCTTGATCACCGAATCCAGTAACGATATCGCCGGGCGATCTACCGTCTATAGCGCCTTCATTATATACGACAGTCTCATAATCAACTGTCATAGAATTTTGCATCACGCCGCCGCCTTCGTTGTAACTATAAGTGTCGTGGTTAAAATTAGTGATGATTGGATTAATTAAAGTATGTGCTGTGAAACTATGTTGATTGAAACCAAATACTGTTATATTTTTAAAGAATGGTACTTTGTGTCCTAATCGAGGAGTTGATGTTTCGCCTATATACCCCCAGTCATCATTTCCCATAATGCTATAATCATATATGTTTGATACATCATAATCAGCATTGGTTGATTGTGTGGAATTACTCTGACCATTGTTGGGAGGTACAGCACCTCTCTTGCCTAAGAATACAGTTGGTTTAGTTGCGTCTGAGTAATAGTAAGTGTAGTAAGCATACCACATTCTATTGATGAGGTTATCATTATCATCATGGAATGTTATGTTTATAGGTTCATATCTAATCTTAGTTTGTATTATGCGTTTTCTATTATATTGATTCAACTGCACAGTGTTGAAACTGTATGCAGGGAGTTTTACTTCTTTGACTAATAAGCCTATATTTTTATCTACTGAATCTGGCCACGCTTCTGGATTGATATTAAAGTAGGTATGAAATATGAATTTGAGTTTAGGAGCATTTTGATAACTATTAGTCCTAAACGTCTTGCTGGCGTGGGTGTAATCTCTAAGGTAATCGCTGCCGAAGAATGCTCCGGCAGCGTCCTTAAGTAGGTTTTGAACGAATCCCGCCATAGTCAGGAACTCCTAACTATTAGGTTGTTCCGCCGATACCAGTTACGCTGTCGCCTGATAAGATTCTACCTATGCTTGCGCCAACGCCACTTGATAACGGTGATTGTATTGCGTTATCATAACGTATGTTTAATGCGATCTGCATAGGGTCATTAGTAGCATAGTTCATGCCGCCATAGTTAGCACCCTTTAAGAAGCAACCATAGCACTCCCATGCTTCTAACACTACTGGAGCACTAGTGCCGTTACCGCCATCTAGCACTTCCATATTAACTTGGAACTTGTAGTCTTGACCTGTAGCCGCTGAAGCCTGTTCTACGAAATCTAACTGCTTCTGCAATTGCTGACCTACCGCTCTTGAAACTGTGCCTGAAGCATCGTCACGAACGTTAATTGTTAGTTCTGACCATGTATGCTTACCAGCAAGATAGATTCTTGAGTTGTAGACGTTTAGTGTTACTTCGTCAAATGTTAAATTAGGACGTGTGCAGTCTACTACTTGTTTAGTTAATGATAATCCGCCTGCAGCATCAACTCCGAAATTCAAGAAGTTGACTCTAAAGCGATATTGTAGTTTTGGCATTAACAGGCCCTGATTGCCACCGGCATTATCAGATGCTACTGTCATGTTGAACAATGATTGTGAGGCTGTTGCCATTTGTAAATTCTCCTACTTTAAAGTATTTATCAATTTAAGAGCCCCTCGCGAGGCTCTCTTTATATTTTCTATTACGCTCCTGACAACTCACCTGTGTTCAAGACACGAACTGGGATGTAGATGAACTCAGCAGCCTTGACAGGCTCAATTGCTACGTCTACCCACAACTCATTGCGATCTATTCTAGCAGGAGTGTTGTTAGATTCATCACAGATTACCAAGTAATCATAGATGCCTCGTTTAGCAACAAGATCAACAAATAGTGATTCGATAACACCTGCAATCTGTTGACGAGTCAACTGATCATTTGGTTCGAATACGAATGGTCTTGCGGCTATAGTCAACTGTCGACGGACATAAGCGATCAAACGTGCTACGTTTGTTCTATCCAACGCACTCTGACTATTGAATGATGTCTTGTTACCATAGTTCAACAATCCGTTGCCAGTGAAGAACACTAATGGGTTGATGAAGTTGATGTATAACACATCACGGATGCCGATACGTGTCTTGATGACTTGGAACTCACCAGTATCACGATCTAAGTAACCGATATTCAATGCATTATCGATGATACCACGACGAGTACCTGCTGCCGCTAACCAAGGATAAGCGACTGTATCGTTACGCAAGAATGTGCGCAACATCATGTGTGATGCTGGAACTGCCACTTCGTTACCACTCAAGTCTAGTGCGATACCACTTGGGTAGAACAAGCCTAGATAAGTGTTGCGAGTTACACAACCTGTTTCACCTGTGCTTGTAGCACCTGCAGCATTAGTTGCCCATGCTTGAATTGCTGTTGCATCATCAGGTAATCCCATTGGAGTGTCACCTAAGATGTATGCTGTTTCACCGCGATCACTATTCAATACAACCATGTTAGGCTGTAGTTCTGGATAGTTAGGTGTTGCCATCAAGTTGAAGAAATTATCTTCATCACGTATAGCAGTATTTGTATCTACTACTGAACGCATTGCCGCAACAACCATTGCTCTTTGAGCCTTACGACCCATGTACGGTGCACCGTTTGACTGCAAGCCGCTTGCTGACACCCATGTGCTACGTATAGTTGGGATCGTTTGATCTGGGAAACTCAATGAATTGAAGTAATTGTTTCTCCACTGCTTGACGTTATATCCTGAACGGCGTGTGTTAAACAACAACATACCTACTGGATATAGATTTGCATTTGGAGCATCTAAGTCTATGTTTGAACTTAGCAACAATGACTTGATTGTTGGAATCGGATCATTTGCTGGGTTGATTGTATTTTGATTTGATGACCAACGTGCATCAGCAAACAATATACCTGAACCTGAAACTTGATCTGTGTTGTCGATCAATACCCATGTATCAACACCGTCAACTTGCTGCCAACGCAAGATTACTGGATAATTTTCTAGATCGCTAGTGTCTACCCATATATCACCATATGCTAATGGTGTGCCATCACTCTGTGTAGTTGGCAAACTTGCGCTTACTATAGGTCCGTTTGGATCTGTAGTATTAGCACCACTTGGTAGTGGGAAGCCATTGCTATTGAAGTTTACTGTACGATATCCTCTCCAACCTGCTGCTGTATTTACCATGATATCACATTCATCAGCGACACTATAGAACCAGTTAGTTCCGTTTGCAGGAATCTCTGTCGGCGCGCCTTCGTTTGCTGTGTAGTCAAATTCTACCCAGTTACTCAACATTACGCCATTCTTAGGAGCAGGGCCGTCACTATTAGTTGATATAGCAATCTTGCTGATAGGACCAGTTGGGCCAGCACCAGTGATAACTGCCACTATTACTTCTAGATCGTTAGTACCAGTAGTACCGCCTAAGTTAGCACCATTGATTGTGATGCTATCACCTACTGCGTAACCAGTGCCCGCTGCTGCTAAAGCAGTGACATGATATTGCTGTGTCTTCATATCAGCCGAGTTTAATTTGTCTACAACGAACTGAGCGCCAGTACCGCCACCTGAAGTAGTGTTTTGTCCTACTGTGAAAGTTGTATTGATGAAGAAACCTGTCTTGCAGCCTTCTGTAGTTCCTGCCACAAATCCAGCCTGACTCATCAAGTTTTGACTTAGACCAGTTGTTGGGCTGATATCATCTACCATGATGCTACCACCAAGTGTATGAGTGATCTGGATAGCACCATCAGTGCCTACTGTAGCAGTTGTATACGGAATGACTGCCGCTTGCCATGCTGCTACGAAATCTTCAGCAAATGTGTTATCTGCTAATGAGAATGCATATGGTCCTGTCCATCCTGTGCTATTTGGTGTAGTGATATACACATTAGCAGTATATGGGCCTGTACTAAAACTTGGTGCTGTGTCAGTACCTGTAACTACAGTTGGGCCAGTTGCTAGACGCTTCCATAGATAAACCATACTCTCATCGAACTGAGCATTGAAATCATATTGACCGTATACTGTTCCTGCAGGGATAGCCTGGCCACCTGTTGAATCTAGCGCCGCTATGGCTGCCGCATCACCTATTGCTAATGATACGCTCTTAGATCTCCAAGCACTTGCTACTGCATCGTACTCTTTGACTGAAGGGACTAGACCATTTCCTGATGCTCCTACCTTCAACCATACTGAACCAGTTGGACGAGGTGTTTGTTGTCCAGCACCCCATAATGGCATACCTGCTGATGTAGCATAATATACTATAGGCGGGTAATAGATAGATGGTGTGATGCCCATATCAGCCAATACAGTACCGGTGATAGCAGTTAGATTGATACCTGCTGAATTACCGCAGAAAATTTGTAATCGACCTGAACTATTAACAGAAGCAGTTATACCCTGCCATCCTAAGTTATTGATCTCGGTCGCGACTCCTTGAACTGTGTTATTACCTAGTCCAGGTACTATGATCTCAGCATTTGCTAACTCTATCGGATAGTCTCCTGCTAGTGTTACGCTGAATTTGTCACCTGCGTTCAATGTTGGATTGCTCTGTGTACCGACTACTGCAGGTACGCTTTCTTGCCATTCAATAGAACCTACTGCTACCCAAGTATTGTTAGGATTCTTGTAGAAATACTCTCTTGCAGTTGGGCTTGCTGGGCTTGCTGTATTTTGTATTGCAATAACAGCATAGTCGCCAACGCTTCCTAGATAACCTGCTGGCTTGCCAGCAACTAAATTATCTGAATCAGTTATTACTAATGGAAGTTTGTTAGAGAATAAACTAGTTGAAGCACTCCATTCAAAGATGCCCCAAGTAGTTGATGTAGTATCTAGCCAGAAAGCGCCATTCTCTGGTTCGCCAGTTGGGCGACCTGTCTGACCTACTAGACTTGCTAAATCAATGTCTGCTCTTAATACGTAGCAACGATTAGTCACACCCAATGATGAGTATGCCGCTAGCAAACCGTATTCGTTCAAT